TTTCGTTGTTATAATAGGTACATAAAGCAAACAACATTATGACAGTCCAACACGAAATCAAATCACAACTCGCTAAATTACTTGCCACAGAAGATATTGTAGTCGAGCATAAGAAAGTAGAGACAGCAGAGTTTAACGTACAGACTCGTGTACTCACACTTCCAATGTGGGAAAAGGCAAGTGGAAATGTAATTGATATGTTAGTGGGTCATGAAGTCGGACACGCACTTTACACACCTGATACAGAGTGGTGGAAAGAGGTACAGGTACCTCAACAGTTTGTCAATGTTGTTGAAGATGCTCGTATTGAGAAGTTAATCAAGAGAAGATATGAAGGTCTAAACAAAACATTCTATAATGCATATCACGAATTATCAGATAAAGACTTCTTTGATATTGAGAACAAAGATATGTGTGATTTCAATCTTGCAGATAGAGTCAATCTATATTTTAAGATTGGTCATTTTGTTGATATTGATTTTAATACTGAAGAGAACTTCCTTGTAAGTAAGATTGAATTAGCAGAGACATTTGAAGAAGTATTAGTTCTTGCAAAAGAATTATATACACTTTGTAAGCAACAATTAGAGCAAGAGAATAAAGAAAGACAGGAAGTAGAGAATGACACAGGTATAGACTTAGGTGATGAGACTTTTGATGGTACACCTAAAGGTAAATCAGAAGAGGCAGAGGAAGAAGTAGATTTAGATTATCAGAAATCAGATTCTCAACCACCAACAATCGAAGAGATTGAAGATATGATGGATGAACTCAGTAATCGTTCTCAACCACAAAATACAGAACCAGAAGTTGAGACTATGGATGCTCTTGATG